AAATCTACGGCTAACATCAGGTCGAGGAAGTCTTGCAAAGATAGCTGGCTGAATAGTCTGAACATTGCTCCAGAGAATGTTAAATCGAGCATTAGGATTTCTGTCGTAGCGGCTATCATCTTTGTATTTTTTAACAATTCGGTCTACTCTAGCTTCCCAACGCTTATATGAGCGCTCATAGCCCATGATTGTTTTATACCAATCTTCGTAGGTGTGGTCTACTGTTGCTTTATCGTTTGCCATAGAGTTGCCTTAATGTTTGAATATTTGGCGAAATGTTTGCTTATTTTACCTTTTTTATATTCTATTGTTTGTTTTTACTTTGGTTTCTTTCCATAACTCATTAAGAGATACTTCAGTCTGCCCGACAAATACCCCCCGTATAGGTGCTTCAGGGTCTACTATCTTTGCTTCGTCTTTCCAAGTCAGCGCTAAATAACGAAAAGCATCAGCACCATGAGAAGTCCAATCATGGCGAGGCTTATCCCTGAATACTTTTTTATCTTCATCATATTCCCTTTGATATTGGCGCAGACACTCTATGCCGTCTGTGCATTTGTGGTCAAACCATGTTCTAGTTAAGGCTAGGCGGCTCGCCTGTATTCCGTCTTGCAGTTTAAGGTTAGGCGCAATTTTAATTGATTTTAAGGGTATTTTATCGCCTAGTTGTTCGATTACGCTACGATTGGATGAAAGCGTTTTAGCCCTAGCGTCATGAGGTAGCCAATGTGTACCATACACATACCCCCTCTCTTTCTCTCTGCTCTGCAAAATTCCCGCATAGAAAGCCACAGGTTGTCCGTTAGAGGAGTGATAGTCTAAACACCTAATCTCCCCATGCACGACTTGAAAAAACCAGATAGCGGTGTCGTCAGAGTAGCCTAAATCCCAAGCAGTATGGACAGGGAATAGAGGCTCATACTCAATCTCCGTAATCCTACCCCCATCCGTCAAAGCTCTCATTTCTTTACCAAAGTAAGCCCCGAGGATTGCAGATTCAAAGTCACATTCGAATTCTTGTAAATATTGGTCTTGGGTCATAGTCTTAGCTGCGTCATCTAGCTCAGACTGTTCTAGTAGCCCCGTTTGACTAGCCCGTAATACTTTGACATACCATGATTTATCTTGGGTAGCATTGTTATAGACCTCCCAAAAGGCATTATGACCCTTTGGAGTCCCGATAAAGGTAGCCCACCCCTTGCGGTCAGCAAGTAAAGGGCGAATGACTGCTCCAAAGATACTAGGCTTCATATCTGCATATTCGTCTAAGACTACTCCGTCAAGGTATAGCCCCCGTAATGTATCTGGATTGTCAGCACCAAAGAGCCTTATCCTAGCCCCGTTCACCAGCTCTACCCATAGCTCTGACTGATTAGCTTTAGCCAATACAGGCTGAGAGTATTTTAAAAGGTAGTCAAAGGCTATGGACTTGCTTTGGGACAGATAGGGGGCGACATAAGCATATCTGCCTTGCTCTTTGTCATCCATGAGAGCCCTATAAATTAAATCCATGATGCAAAGGACTGTTTTCCCTGCTCTTCGATGGGCCACTATAACGCTCCATCTCTCTTGCCTGTCGTGGAAGTCCTCAAAGACTTTCCGAGGACAATAGTCCAGCTCTACCTCTAGGACTCTCTCAGTCATTCAGGGCGCTTCCAAGATATGACCATCCGTTGTGGTGCTTGCTCATCTCCGACTACTTCCTGTCTAGCTAATTTGGGGAGGTGATACTCCATTACAGCTTGCAACATGAGAAAGGCTTTTTCAGGATTGGGCGGGACAATCCAAATAATATCCCCGTGCTTATCGTATCTGATGCACCCTTCCTTATCAGTCTTGGGAATTCCCGCAGCTACTTCCTCTAGCCAATGTTGCATTCTGGGAGAGTTCTTATCTACAAACTTAGCGATGGCCTCTTTAGCAATAGCAGTATGTTTATTGACTGCGCCAACTGGTCTGCCTTTTCCAGCGTTGGGAGGCATTCTTTTTGGGGGTTTGACTATTGAGCCATCAGGATTGACAGTCAAAGCATCATAGCTTTTCTGTATAGGTTTAGAGTTTTCCATAGCTTTCTGTAATTAAGTATTTAATTCAACGCTAAGTCTTTGATTCATTTAGACGCAATATAACATAAAACAGTAGTAATGATGCAAAAACCACAGTAATCATAATATTTAGTTATAAAGACAAAATAATTCACACAAGAGTGTAGTTATGCGCTACATTAACGATTAGCAGCACAGTTAAACAGTCACTTAAAGGGGAATTTAAAATGACTACAAAGAAAGCAGACCAAGAGAACGCAAGAGTAGAGTTAGACAATATATTGCGTGACATCAACACAGACACAATCTACACAGTTTTACGCCATGTAAGCTCAAGTGGTATGCAAAGAGAGATTAGCGTAAAAATGATAGATGCTGGCAGAATCATTCACCTTGATTACTTAGTATCCACAGCTCTAGGAATGAAACAAGGCAAACACAATGGCATAGTAGTAAAGGGTTGTGGGATGGATATGGGCTTTCATATTGTCCATAACATCCTTAGAGCTGTTAGTCCTTCTAAACAATATAGACATGAATGGATTTAATCATGATAAAGATTAAAAATTGGCAGTTGGCGGGGTTGTTGTTCATTCTTTTCTTGGCGGGGCAGCTTACCTGGTATCTAACTTCCAAAGGAATTATCTAATTTAACGCATTTAAAGGGGGATTTAACATGAATGGATGGGGAAACAGTAGCGTAGCCACTCAATATATCTATGAGCGTGTGCATGGCATTCTGGATGGCAGCAAGAAAGATATGGCCTTTGAGCTTTCTAGGCTATTAGATGAGCTTGCACACAATTACAAAACAGACACAGGCCGATTGATTGGGGAGGATTTATAAAATGGGCACAAATGCAAAATCTACACCTCAATTTGAGGGTCAAATCGTCAAATTTAAATCGCCTCATGCAAATGTGATGCTGTTTGATATAGCACGACTTAACCGAATTTATAACCGCCTTGAATGGTGGGCTTTAAATGAACCAACCGACCAACAAAAAAGCAGCGCAATTTTATCTATTTAAGGGGAATAACATGGCAGCTAAAAAATTACCAGCTAAAAAAGTAACACCATCTGAGCAGATAGCAAAGCTGGAAATGAATAACGCTATCCTAGAATCAGCTCTGTATATGGCCTATGACGATTACGATGAGATGTTTGCCGTCTTGCGCTATGTCTTAGACGATATAGACAAACCTGATTTTAGTAAGTATCAGGTAAGAGGTGCTCTCAAAGCTCTTCGGACTCTAATGATAAGTAATCAAAGCATGATGATGGATAGCGCAGGGCTAGATTATTAAGCGTTTATAAACAATGAGGGGGGTTCGCTCCCCTCTTTTTTTGCGGGGCAATTATGGAATATAACCTCTTCCAATGGAGAAGGGCTCTAGGACTCACCCAAGAGGGCGCTGCGAGGCTTTTAGGGGTGCATAGGGTTACCTATACCAGATGGGAAACAGGGGCGCAAAAACCCCCTAATCACATCGGCATGGCTTGCCTATCTCTTAAGCAAATGATGGAAAAACGACCCTGATTGGAAAACGCTAGGAATTCCGATTTTCAATTTGGCGACTTTTTTGACCCTGATTTCAAAATGGTCGGCATTCCGATTTTTTAACCAACGATGTCAGGGTCGTGGTATTTATTCATGGCCTTTGACAATGCCTCTTTACGCTTCATACGCTCATTGGCCTTTTTATTCAGAATACCGCTATCGTCTAATTCCAATGGAGGATTATGGTCTTGGCGCTTTTTCTGTTGTTTTTCCAGCGTAGACTCTTTATGAGGTCTAAGCATTGCATCTTCTGGCGGGTAGCTTCTTGTCATGTGTTTCATTACATATCCTTCATCTTTGAGGCAATCATTTCTTTTCTTGTGGGTTTTGCTGTCTTTGCGGACTCTTTAAATGCCTCTGCCGTTGGCGCACCTTTACTGCCAGGTTTACGCATCTTTTCGCCTGAGCCAGCAGCTATGCGCTTTTGCTTTGCGTGGATATTAGCGTAAAGACCAGGTTTCATGCGCTTTGGGCTATGTATTTAGCGTAAGACTCTTCTAATTTAGCTTTGCGCTTACCTTTTGCGTGGGTGCGCTCTTCATTTAAAGCAATAGCCAAGGCTTGTTTCTTTGGCTTTCCTGCGGCAACTTCTGTCTTATAGTTCTTGCCGACTGATTGAGCCGAGCCTGATTTGTCCATTGGCATGATAAATCCTTACTTAAGGTATTTGAGTTTATAAATGGTAGAGTCAATTAACTGCTGGATTTCAGCAACAATATTGACTAATTCTTGTTTTTGCGGCAAATCTGTATTGGCTTCGGCTACAAAATTCTTTAATGATTCCAAGTATTTAAGTGGTTCTTTTGGCTGGTGATAGACGCTTGGAAACTCTTTGACTTGCTCATAGCAACCCATATAGGCCTCTACATAGTTATCTACAAGCTCAACGATTTCATCATAGTATTTGCCCAAAGCCTTATGCTGTGAGTAAGAATTTGTTGCCCAATGGAAGAAATGAGTATTAGTAGCGCTATGCAATAAAGTAGCGGCAAACATTGCGACATTTTGAGTTTCTTGCATAGGACACCTTTAAAGTTCATATAATTTTAGCACTTCTATTGCATTTTGCACCGAATTTATCCTATGTAAAGGGCCACCCCTCCAATTAGCAAACAGGGTAATTTGTTGAGGAGTTAGCTTTTTATCTTCTCCATCCTTAACTTCTATTAAAATAGTTTGTTCTTCGTAGCAAACCATTAAGTCTGGGATTCCTCCACCGACTGTATGCAAAAGGAAAACATCAGCACCATAATCTCGTAGTGCTTTTACAACATCCTTTTGATTTTTATCAACTTTTTTAATATAAGACATAATAATATGTTAGTGTTCTATAACTTATAGTATAAGGGGAATTTAATGGGTGGTTATTATTTAACGGATGAACAGTTCATAGCCGAGTGGAATAAGATTGGTTCGCCACTTACTTTTGCGAAAATTCACGCTATGTCTGAGAGGGCTGTATATAACCGCAGGCGCTCTATTGAAACCAGGCTTAAAACAAACCTTCCTAGCTTTAATGACCAACGAGTAAACGATTTTAAAAAGACAGAGCAAACTGTCGGCAATACTCGTAGAGGCATGGATATTGAAAAAGGTCGAATCATTGTCTTTTCTGACGCTCACTTTTGGCCTGACCAGACTACTACCGCATTTAAAGCATTACTAGAAATGATTAAAGAATACAAGCCAACCGCCATTGTTTGTAATGGTGACGCTTTGGATGGCGCTTCTATTAGCCGATTTCCTAGGGCTGATTGGGAAAAGATACCATCCGTTAAAGAAGAATTAGATGCTTGCCAATATTTCTTGGGCGAAATTGAAGCCGTAGCCAAGGGCGCTAAAATGTTTTGGCCTTTAGGTAATCACGATGCCAGGCTTGAAATGCGTATTATAGAGAACCTTCCAGCTTTTGAAGGTGTCAGAGGCACAACTTTAAAAGAATACTTCCCTGCGTGGCTGCCTTGCTGGTCATTTTGGGTGAATGAAGATACTTGCATTAAACACAGATGGAAAGGTGGTTTTAGCGCTGGTCGTTCCAATGCTCTTAATTCTGGTGTTTCCATGATTACAGGACACACACATCATTTAAGTGTTATGCCTGTTAATGATTACAATGGTGTGCGTTGGGGGGTTCAGACAGGAACACTAGCCGAACCTAACGGACAACAGTTCGCCTACACAGAGGACACTCCAAAAGATTGGAATAGTGGCTTTGTTATGCTGTCGTTTGAACGCTCAAAATTATTGCAGCCTGAAATGATTAGAGTATGGGGTGAGGATGAAGTTGAGTTTCGTGGAAAAATTCATGCAGTATGAAACTATCAGAGCCTATTCTTCGTAATTTGTATTCTGCAATTTATTGCATGAAACCTTTTGACAGGTGGAATATGCCGCTACCAGAAGAAGTGTTGTTTATTGTGGATAAAGACCCAAATACAATGGGGACTTATTTATACGATACAGGCGAGGACTACGAGCATACCATTACCATTTCTTCTGCTCGATGTAGTCACCTAGATACTGTGATTCGTGTTTTATGCCACGAATGTATCCACATGAGCCGTCACAAAACAAACAAGTGGACACACCACGATAAGGAGTTTCGTAATAGAGCGCACCGTATCTCGTCTGAATTGGGTTTTGACCCTCTTGAGCTTTAGCTGCCAACAGGTCTTCCGTAGTGAATGTCGTCATTCGCCATTTCCTTTTCCAAGTTTCTGATTGACTCTTTCCAAAAGCGCCTCTTCGGTAATGCCCCATTTACTTGCAAAACCTTTGTGACCCAATCCGTGAACACCAGAGTTTCCCCGATGGTGTTCTGGGCAAAGTGGGATGACAGGGGATGCAGACCGAACATTTCCATGCC